CATATTCATACGCTCGCGATACATGGGCACCAACTGGTCTAAAGGGCTTCTACGAGTGGCATGCTGAAGTTACTAAGACTATTAATAACACTGCTCGCACTGGAACTACTGGAACTGTCACAACATCTACTGCTCACGGATTCCGTGTAGGAGATGTTGTAACAATTAGTGTTACAAATGCAACAGCACTTAACGGTGTTAGAACAATTACTGCAGTTCCAACAACAACAACCTTTACATTTACCACTACAACAAGCGGAACTATTGCCTCTGCTGGTGATGCTGGTACTGCATTTCTTGATTATGGTTACTACGCAGTTACAGACTTCGCCTCTGAAGGATCTACTACTGCGTATAACGTACCTGGTAGCAGTTCATATAATGCTGACAACGATGTTGACTTCATTATTGCTTCATCAGAGGATCCAACCTCTTAATATAAATAAGAAGAAGGGCGGACGACGTGTCGGTCGTATCATTGATACAACTAGCCGTTGTTCGCCCTTACTTTTTAGGATTGGTATAGACAATGGGTAATCTTTGGGTAGATGTTAACGAACTTGGCTCTACTTACGCAGAGTCTCAGTATGCATATGATGCTGTAAAAACAGCCTCGTACCTGCTCTGGGGCATGTCTGGGAGAAAATACTCTGGCGTAACAACTGTTACCGAGCGATATGTCTCTTCCTATGACCCTTACATCCGCACAGGCGCCTCTATGCTTACATACTCCCCTACTTTAGTCAGGGGAAATGTTGAAAATATCAGACTAAATGGTTCAGGACCTTACCAACAAGATGACTTTTCAGGCGATGGAACGTCTGCAAGCACTCGTGTACGCCTTCGTGGTCGTAAAGTAATAAGAGTTCACACGCTAAGAGATAGAGATGGTCTTGTAATAGACCCAAGAGATTACTATCTAGTAGAGCACTCAACAATTCTTGCTACCCCTGGGGCTAGCTGGACATCTTCTAATATTGAAGTTACTTATTCATATGGAACACCACCACCGATAGCAGGAAAAGCTGCTGCTCGACTACTTGCCATTGAACTTGTTAAGTTGTATGAAAATGATGATACCTGCGCCCTACCTCAACGTGTAACCTCTGTTGCTCGCCAAGGTGTTTCGTATACAATTTTAGATAATCAAGATTTTATTGATGAACTTAGAACTGGTCTATATGCTGTAGACCTATTTTTAAAAACAACTAATCCAGACCGAGCAAGAGCAAAAGCAAAGGTATTTAGCCCTGACACTCCTAGAGCACGTCGTCCTATTCCTAAGCCATATCAGCTAACAGAGACTCCTTATGACCTGAAAGTTCTTACTTCTGGTGCATCGCTAGTTCTTTATTTAAATGAAATAAATGGAGAATTCTTAGAAGACGACGCGTCATGGGAAGTGTCTTTGACTGTATCTGATCACTCTTACACAAAGTCAGAGGATTTAGAAAACTCTATTAGCCTCAGTCGTGTTAATGGAATCATAACTATTTCTCCAACTTATAGTCAAATATTAGATATTATTGGTCCAAGAGAGCCTGGTGTTTATGACATCTATTGCACTCGACCTAGTTTGGGAAACCCAGCTGTTGATGAAGTAATTAACCTACTTACAGCAAACGTATCATTTGAACTTTACACAAGAGTAGAGCCAATTTATACACTGTAGGATATATACAACAAGTAGGATATATACAACAAGTAGGAGAGACAAATGTCGACAGCAATAAATAAGGCAACTGTTAGTAGCAGTGCCAAAAATCTTGCTGTATTTTTAGACGCAGTTCTTACTCAAGTTGTCACTTCTTACGCTTCCTACACTATGCCACTTCCTCTGCGTAGATACTACACACTAGGTCAACCTGTAGTTGATTGCGAACAAGTAGTTGTTTCTTTTGTGCAGATGTATGTTGGTGCTCCAGGTGATGAAGCGACTCAGCCTCGTAGATGTAGCGACCCACGGAGTGCGACAATTAATGTTTCCGTATCAAGGGCAGTGCCAGTAGTTGGTCAAAACGGTAGACCACCTTCTGCTGAAACAATAGAAAGTTCTTCAGAAATTACTGCCTATGATGCATGGATTTTACTAGATAGCGCTTCTCAGTTAGATACTTGGGAGGCCTCTGGCTTTGGCCTTGGAGTTATCGCAACTGTTGAAGTTGCTGCCCCTGAAGGTGGTTTTCAAACTGTAACTTTGACCCTGACTGCGGCGGTTCCGTAAAATGGCAACAGTAGTTATTAGAAAAACAGAGTTAGATTTTATGCTCAATAACCCTTCGGGAGATGTCGGAAAATATCTAGCGAAGAAGGGAAGAATAGTTCAGGCTGCTGCTAAGGCTCAAGTTGGAGTTAGAACTGGAGCACTTCGTTCTTCTATTCATATGCGCCACTTGCGTGATTCTAGAGGTCAATTTGTAAAAATTGGCTCATCTTTGAACTATGCACTACTTCATCATGAGGGAACTAAGCCTCATATCATCGTTCCCGATAGGGCAACGGTACTTAGGTTTGTTAGCAGGGGCCGTGTGGTTTATGCCCACGCAGTTATGCACCCTGGAACAAAGGCAAATCGCTATCTTACTGACAACTTAAAGTTGGTAAAATAGTTAGCAGTTTACTATGTCAATAGTAGATAAAGACACACGAGAAACGAGGAAAAACAAAGATGACAAATACAAGATTTAGGGATTTTGGTGCTGGTGACAAAGTTTCAGAACCCCTTTCTTTCAAACTCCATGGGGAGGAATTTCACTGCAAACCAGCACTCCAAGGAAAAGTTCTTTTGGACATGGTTGCTACTGCTCAGTCAGGCAATGAAAGCGCAATTGCAAACAATTTGATTGAAACTTTTTTTTCAAAAGCGTTAATTGAAGAAAGCCTTGTTCGTTTTAATGCTCTGCTAGAAGATTCAGAAAAAATCGTAACTGTAGAAACGTTAGGAGAACTTACTTCCTGGTTAGTGGAGCAATATTCAAGCCGCCCTACGCCGGGGCCAGAGGACTCCTTGAGTGGGCAGTAGACCTTTGGCCTTATGTCAATGGAAAAGCACTAATGAGCGGCCTACAGCTTTCTGAGTTGTCTTCTTCTGAAATGTTAGACGTTATACACGTCTTATTTGAAGAAGATTTTACTAACGCTGTTAGTGGAGAACAAATTGACGCAAAGAACAAGATTAGAAAGATTATGTATAGAGAGTTTTATGACAAAACTTATACATATGGTGGAAGTTCAAATGAGCAATCTGGTGACTTTGAAAACGCTCCAATGGATTATAGCGATATAACTCCGTTTGACCCGAAGAAGGCACCAGTAAAACCATTTGTTCCTGCTACAGAGATTAATGAAAACTCTCCAAAACCATTTGGAAAGTTACTAGACGGCCCGTTGGGCTAAGAATGTCGGGAGGTGATGGCACGTGGCAGTTGTAGGTGATGCATTTATAGTTGTTCGGGCCATCACTACTGGCGTTGAAAAAGACATTAAAAATGCTTTTAAGGGAACTGATCGTATTGGTGACCAAGCAGGAAATGATGTTGGTAGGTCTTTTCAAAAAGGATTTAGACGCAATAATAGTGGAAATATGTTTGGCAACCTTATTAAGCAAAGCGTTGCAGCTAAAGAAGCGTTTTCATCTCTAACACGAAAAGGTTTTGCTCTTCAACCAATTTTAGCCGCCCTTGGTGGCATTATTGGATTACTTGGAACATCTTTACTTTCTCTCGGTTCAGTTATTTCGGCTGCGACTTTACCGGCTTTGGCGGTTCTTGGGCAAAGCTTTACCGCTGTTGCTCAGGCGGCTATCACTCTTAAATTAGCCTTCTCTGGAGTTGGCAAGGCAATTGGACTTGGAACTAAAGCCAAAAAAGCTGGGGCAGATAAATCAAAAGCACTTGAAAAAGCAGAAGATAGGCTCACTAAAGCACAGAGGGCGCTAGCAGATGCTTATGAAGATGCTGCAACTAGAGAGAAAAAAGCAAAGAAACAGATTATTGATGCTGAAAAAGAATTATTTGATGCTCGTGAACAAGCAATTGAACAGTTACAGCAAATTGGTTTTGAATCAGAAGATGCTGCTATTGCAGAACAAAAGGCTGCACTTGAGTTAGAAAAAGCACGTGAGTCTTTGGCTCGCGTATCAGACCTTCCACCAAACTCTCGTGCTCGTAAAGAAGCAGAACTTGCTTTTGCTCAGGCGGATTTAAATTATAGAAAAGCAATTGATGCTAATAATGACTTAAAAAAGACAGAAGCCAAAAATGCTGAACTTGCTAAAAAGGGTCCGCAAGCTCTTGTTGATGGTCAAGAAAATGTTGTTAGTGCTTTAGAGGCAGTAAAAGATGCTACTAATGGCTATAACGAAACAATAAAAGACAATGAGCGTTCAATTCTCAGTGCCACTGAAGCACGTGATGAGGCAGCAGAAGCCGTCAATGATATAAAAAACAACAAAGACGCAACAGATGCTTATGCTGACGCCTTAGCAGAGTTATCAAAAGAGGCAAGAGCCTTTGCTGAATACATGGTTAACACTTTTATACCAGCACTTAAAGACTTAAAAGCAGCAGCGGGTGAAAAGCTATTTCCACAGTTGGAAACTGCTTTAGAAAATCTTAGAACTAAACTATTTCCAAGACTAATCCCACTTCTTAAAGAGACTGGCGATGTAATTGGAAGAATTGCTGTAAAGTTTTCCGAAGCAGTCACTAAAGGGGAAAATTTAGAAAGACTGGAAAGAATTTGGAAATCTAACGATAAAGTATTGACCAACTTTGGTGATGCCGCAACTAACCTTTACGAGATTTTTTTAATCCTTCTTGACACTGCTCGCCCTCTTACAGAAGAGTTTTCTAAGTGGATTGCTACTGTAACTGGAGCATATAAAGAGACTCTTAACACTAAAGAAGGTGTAGAGAAACTCAACGATAAGTTTCAAATTGCTAAAGGAATCCTAAAAGATTTAGGTAAGATTTTTGGAAACGTATTTGGTGGCTTAGGAAAAATTATCTCTGCCAACGTTGGTCCAGGTAGTGGTGGACAGATATTTTTAGATTATCTAAAAGAAGTAACTGGAAGATTTAAGAACATAACCGAAATTGATGGACGTCCTCTAAAAGACTTCTTTGCCGATGCCGCTGAAAATGGAACAAAACTTTTAACTCTTCTTGGCAATATAATTGGCGGATTTATTACTTTAGCCGATAATAAAGGCCTTGGCATTTTCCTAGATCAACTAAACGTTGTGACGGACATATTCCAACGAGTTGGAGAAAACTTAGACGCATCGCTTCCAGCATTTGGTGGCTTCCTAATAGAGTTTGCTAAATTTATAGAACTAGTTACAGAGGCTGGCTCTGTAACAATCTTCTTTGAGACATTAAAAACTGCTTTTGTATTTTTAAATAATTTTTTACGTTCAGAACTAGGTCAGCGTATTCTTGAACTTTCTGCTCAGATTCTTCCTCTTCTTGCTGCCTTTGGTCTCCTTGCTAAAGTTGGCGGATTTTTTGCTAAAGTTCTTATCGGCGCTTTTGCTCAAATACTAAAACCATTGCAATTTATTGGTACTGCATTTGGTGCGATATCTACTGCCACTGGAATTGCTTTAGGGCCTCTTATTGCTATTGCTGCCGTTATCGCTGCGGTAGTTGCTGTTATTGCACTTTTATTTATAAAAAGTGAAAAACTTAGGGAAGCATTTATGCTTTTGGTGGACGGCGCTCTTGGTGCTCTTAAAGGAGCATTCAAAGATATTATGGGAGCAATTGAGAGCATAATGCCATCAATTAAAAGTGTTGGCTCTCTTTTTGAGAGCGTTGGAAACTTCTTAGCAGTAACCCTTGTTCCTATTTTAAGTTTTATTCTTGTTAGAGCCATTGGTGTTCTTTCTGGAGCAATTCAAAAAGTTATCTATGTCATTGGTGGAATTATTGAAGCCTTCAAGGCCGTGTGGTATTTTGTAAAGGGAATCTTCCAACTTCTTACAGGCAACACCGAAGGTGCTGCTGACTCTATGAAAAAGTCTTTCTCAGCGGCATTTAGCGCTATTAAGAATACAATTAAATCAATTCTTGCTCCTTTTGTTGCAGTTATAAACGCTATTTCAGATGCATGGAATAACTCGGTTGGAAAGTTTAGTTTTACTGTCCCTAAGTGGGTTCCAATTATTGGTGGAAACACATTTAAGGTTCCTAACCTTCCTCGTATTAATTTAGCAAGTTTTGCAGAGGGAGGAATTGTTGCTCCACGAGAAGGTGGAGTTATTGCTCGTGTAGCAGAGGCAGGTCGCCCAGAGCGTATTGAACCTTTAGACCCTACTGGTCTATCTGTTCGCGATAGAGCAATTATTGATCGTATATCTGGACAGGGAACAACTGTAAACGTAACAGTAAATCCTTCTGCTGGTATGGACGAAAGAGAACTTGCCTCTATTGTCTCTCGTCAGATTGCTTTCCAACTTCGTAAGGGAGCTGCATAAGATGGCAAGAGATAACTTAATCGTCAACCCTTCGTTTAAGACAAATACGACTGGCTGGTCTGCAACAGGGTCTTCAACGATTGCCCGTATCACCACAGACTCATTTTCTGGCTCTTCCTGTCTTGAGATTACAAAGGCCGCAACTACAAACTCGGGGGCAGTAATTGCATCTCGTATCTCTGTGAGCGCTGCTAACTCCTATGCCGTTTCTGTATATGTAAAGGTTCCTGAAGGGCAAGAGACAGGCACCCTACAAATTAACGTTAGCTGGTATACCGCTCTGACAGGCGGCAGCCTTATCTCCACAACCTCTACAACAGGTTTAGAGAGCCTCCCAGGCAACGATTGGGTAAGACTAGTCGGCGTAATGACTGCACCTGCATTAGCCCTTGGAGCGTTAGTCTCAGTTGTTCAACCCTTAGCTGGTACGGTCAGTAAGAAATTTTATGCAGATGCATTTTTGTTTGAGGCTGCCTCCTATGTCGGAGAATATTTTGACGACATAACGCAGGCGGCTGAAAACAAGTCCGTTGATCTTGCTCTTACTCCACTCCCACAGCCTCATTTAACGGGAATGAAGTTACAGGCAGATATATCTTTAAATGATTTTACTTTTAATACAGTTGATGAGTATGGAGTTGTTTGGGTAGTTACCGATATTGGTGGTTGGTGGCAACATCCTTCTCCTACAATACCTGAGGTATCTAGAGGCTGGGGAGATGGTTCATACGATGTTAAAGGTAAATACAACGCAAGAAATATAACTTTTGAAGGTGTCATTTTGACCCCAGACCCTGATTTACTTGCTGCTGCTAGAGATAGATTTGTTGCCGCTACAAATCTAGTTTATACAGGTGCATGGCTTAAAACAGATGAAGGCTCTTACACTAAAGCATCTTATGTAAGGTTAAGCGGAGACCCAGAAATACAGACAGTAAATGCTCGCGGGCGCACCGAGTTCTCTATCGGACTCAGAGCAGCAGATCCTATAAAGTATAAGTGGAATACAGAAGACTCCATCTACGGGTATGAAAACGTATTAATACCATGTGAAGCATCGTCTCCAGCAGCTGATGGCACCGAGATTATAGAAAACGAAGGTAACTATCCTGTTAGCGTATATCTGACTATTACTGGTCCACTAGTTGGTCCAACGGTGATATCTAACGACACTGCTGAAGAACTCATTACTATTACAGGGACTTTAAGAGATGTCACTACTAAGACAATTAATAATAGAGGCTTAACTGATAATTTAGTGACCCTCTCAACTACTGCCACTCACGGATTAGTTGTTGGCGATGTTGTGACCATTTCTGGTCTTGGCTCTCCCTATAGTGGGGAAGTTGTAGTACTTAGTGTCCCTACAACTACTACATTTACATATGGGGCAACTGGCTCTAATGTGGCTTATGGAGCTGGAAGTGGAACTCTTACTTATGGCCCAGATACTTTAGAAATCAACACCTACGACAGGTCTGTATTCTTAAATGGAGAGTATTTGGGAGCAAGAGCAAAATTAGAAGTGTACAATGATTGGATTAATTTGTATCCAGGTAATAATACAATTAGTTTTTATGACGCAGGCAGTACTGTCAGTTCAACGGCTACTTTATCTGTAGACTATCGCTCTGGATGGCTTGCTTAAACTTAAAAAACTTAAGGAAATAAAATGACAACTAATGAAATTACCTCAGCTGATTATCGATACTACGCTGTAGATTTACTTACAAACACCGTGTTGTCAGAGATACCATTTGTAGATGTCACCTACGGAAGGGCTCTGAGTAAAGCAGGTTCATTTTCTGGGTCAATTCCTGTAGTTGAAGCAAACGCTCATTTAAATCTATATGAGAACACTATGCCAGGAAAAACAGCAATATATATTCTTAGAAATGGCGTATGCGTCTGGGGCGGAATTATATGGAGTAGAAGCTACTCTCCTCTTGATAAAAAGTTAACTGTTGATGGCGCGGAGTTTATAAGTTATTTGTATCATAGAATGGTATGGCAAACTCTTTATTATGGAAGTGAGCCTTATTACTGTAGCAAATACCAAGCAGCCTCTGGTACAGCAACTATCTACACTAGTACAGACCATGAATTTTTAGTAGGAGATGTTGTAAAGGTTTATGCGCTAAATAATGCTTTAAATGGTACTCATGTAATAACAGCGATTCCATCTGCTTCAAGTTTTTCTTTTGTCTCCGCTGCGACGCTCTCTTTAAGCCCATCGGATATAGGTCAGGCTAGAACTGTTGTTGATTCTTATGATGTTGCTAGGGATATTTTAGGCTGGTTAAATGAAGATTTTGTTACAAATAACTTTTTACATGACGAGGCTTATGGCGATGAGCGTATAAATTTTCCAGCCACGGACGAAGAGTAC